ATATAACTCCGTGCTTCTTAAGCACATTTCTTGTCTGAATTTCTTTAGTAGATTGTGTACTACTTGAACCATAACGATCTGCAAGAGGTGTGCCTGGATGCGACTCTGCAATACGTTGCATGTTCTCTGTGAATCCACCATCTACCTTTGGACCTACACCCATCATGTGATCCCCAGCAATAGCAACCGCTACTGGAAGTTGTTGCACTTGAGGATTAAGTTTCTTATATTCATCAAGTTCATTCATAGGCATGAACTCATCATACTCTTCCTGTGTCACAGTATCGTAAAATCTATATGTTGGCATTATACATCTAACTCCAATTGTATTGGTCCATGATTTCTCAGGTCATATACCTCTTCTGTCAGTTCCTTAACACGCATTTGTAGGTAATGTATCTGTTTCTGCATCTGCGCTATTTCAGTTCCATAAGTTTCTTCAGGCACCGACCGATCCTCTTTGGTCCGCCTGCCCATGTAATCCCAGTACGGTTCTCTTTCCATCAGGTATCCCACCATTAAACCACTCCGGTATTGGACGTTTCTTCCACTTTGCGAAACGTGATTTCTCTAGTATATAGTAATTCTGATATGCGAGAACAGTGTCATCACCTTTGCAATAATCAGGCATACACTGAGGCGGGTCAATGAAACCAATATTAGCAATATTCTCTGGTAGTTTAGAGAGCGCACCGACTAGTCGTTCACTTGCATGGTGCTTCCCATAACGGAAAGTGTATTCCTTGAGAAGATAATGAAACAGGTCATACAGCCATAGATATTGTTCCATAGATGAACGAGTCCAGATTGTAGATGGATGGTTCTTGTGCGCCAGTTTGTATAGACCCATTGCATCTGCATACTCATCACCATCAAGAACACGATGTGCAGTTGATAGCATCTGAGCAGTCTCCAAAATCATCTTCACCACATGTTTGTCGCAATGCATCTCTGCGGCGATAGACGGACTCTTATCCAAATAGAATATATTCATTCTTCTAAGCACTCGCTTTCATTTTTTTGTATAAATTAGCACCATCTTTTTTTGCAATTTCTAAACCTTGTTTAGCAGCAAGACAATATAACTTTAGTGCTTTTTTGTAGTCCTGTTTTATGTCTGGAAGTTTCTCTCCAGCAGGAGTAACACCCTCTTCATACATTGTAGCAAGATTTTGTTGGGCAGCAGAGTTGCCATTTTCTGCACTAAGTTTTGTGTAACGAACTGCTTTCTTCAAATCTTTTTTAGTTTTGATTACAGTATCATTATCAGTTTGTTTGGCACCAAATAGAAAAAAGTTTGCAAGTTGCATTTGAGCCTGTGCAACAATTTCATGTTTCGGGTCTTGAGGTATAGCATACAAATCGTTCTCATCTGGTTTTTTGATATTAGCAAGAGATGACATTTTCTCAATAAACCCATTTACATCCTTGTTGTTAGCACAATCTACAGCTTCATTATACATGGTTTCGTATCTTCTTTGTGAAACCCAAATGTATTCCCACTCTTCGGTATTTTCCCAATCATTAATATTTTGAGGTGTTCTCATTTCACTTCTCCCATTTATAAAAAATATGGTCACCAATTTCGACTGTCATAGTCTTAGTCTTTGCCCATGCAGGGGTGACGTAATCCGCATGGTAATGTGTTGCGCCATCTGTGATATCATAGAATGGCAGTTCGTTTGATAGGATTGCGTCTGCAAGACCTAGCATATCGTTGTATGTCTTCTTGTCTTTTGGTTTGTCTGACTTACCATCACAGAACCATGAGAACTGACATCGATGCTTGATAGGAATTCTTACATTTGAGTCTTGCCATGACTTACGAGTTGGTCCTTCTTGAACAACCTCGCAGACTGAGTTAGGAAACCTATCGTCATTCACACGATTAAGAACAACCGCCGTGACAGCCATCCATCCGGCAGTTCCTTGGTTCCTTGCCTCGTAATACATATTCTTTGCAAGACACGTTGCAGACTCGTCATACTTTGGTTGCGGTGACATTGTTGAACCAACAACAACTGTCCCGATTACCAGTGCTTCAAGCGGGTTCATATTTCACCCAGCTCTTCAGTGATATACCGTTTGGCATACCGAGACGCCTCAGAAGAACAAAAGAACTTCTCTGCATCCTCACAGATTTCATCAACGGTGAAATCAAACGGTTTCGGGGCATCGAAGAAATAACCATCAACAAACTCTTCGACATCCATCATCCAGTTTTTCATTTTAGACATTACTTAATTCCTTTCACTTCCATATATGCCTGAGTCAGCGGACCCTGCAACTTGTATGCCTCAATCTCCCAAGGCTGGTCCATGTACTTCTCATTCATGAAGTTGCGATACTTACCATCCTCACACTTCCAGAGATTCCGATAACCACCACGCCACCGTTCAATCATCCGTCCCGTTGCCCACTGCCAAACGTGGACCATCTCATGAACAATTGTTTCGATGAACTCTTCCTTGCTGACCACACGACTCAGACGATGGTCAATCTCAAGAATGAGATGGCGAGTGTCATCACCAACAGTACACCAACCCTGAGCACCATCTTCCATCGTCTTGCAGAAACGAACCTCTACCTCAAGGTTACGAATGCGGGGCATCAGTACAGTAATCATTGACCACACGATATCTTCAGCAAGAACCCTGTCCTTCTTCAGACCACCTGTAACATCAACACTAATCATGACAACCTCATCTCTTGATTATGTCTGACTATACCATAAAAAAAAGAATCTGTCAACCCCTAAAATGACCCCCTAGAGATAAAGGGGGCCAGTCCAGTTGATGGGATATCCACCGTCGAGGATGTTACCCCGAGCAGCATTCCGAGCAGGAGCGTTGTATCCAGCAGGCTTCAAAATGTCACCCTTCTTGAACTTCTTGTCATTGTCAGTGTTGACGATGAAGGCAACAACACTATTCCGATCAATCATCTTGATGTACTTCCGACCAAACTTGTAGGCAAGACCATTCTTATAGTCGTCGTTCATACCCTTGCGATTATCATCATCAGGAACCATGAACTTCGCATAGTCCTCAATCATCGCAGCCTTCATCTTACCAAGACCATCAAGAACCGTGGTAGCAGCGTCATTAACAAGAACAGTCATTTCTCTTTCCTTTTCTCAGTGTATAACTAACTATACCATACGGATTCGAATATGTCAACAAAAAAATGAGCTGTTATGAAAGTTTTTTTAATCTGGGAAGGATGCGGCTTTGGACCCCTGTGGATACTTTACCTCTTCAACCATATACTCATCTGTCCAGTTGAATGCTGCCTTGACCACATTCGCAGATAGTCCCTTATAGACCTGATGCAACTTCTTGTCCTTTGCAGCAACAAGCAGTTTTGCCTCGTTCTCATGTAGACCCTCAAGCATCTGGACAAACATCGCCTCTCTCTTGTTCTGGGTCAACTGTGGATTACCACCCTCAATGAAGTGATACAACTTTCGTGCCTCATGTGCGAGCACGTTGTGTTCAGTACCCTCTGGTACTTCTGCTGGTGTGTATGGAACTTCACCCTCTGGTAGAGCCCATTCAATCTTGGGATCAAATGAAGACTTGATAATCATACGAAGCGCATCATTGTTATACTTGCGTAGATGATCAATCTTATCATTCTTGGTTTTCAACTTTGCGACCTTATCTAGAACCTCTGAAAATAGAGGTGTATATGTATCGACTGCCATTTTAAAATTCTCCTATGGATTCAACGAGGTTGCGTAACCTCTTTTGTGTAAAGTAATTTAGTAGTTTGCTACGGTCACCTTCTGGTGCATTTTTCCATTCTTCTAGAATCTTGAAGAAGAGTTCAGCAGGCGACTTGGTTAGATCAATCAGAGTTTCATTCCTTTGGAAGTTTCTCTTAACCTCATCGTTGGGAAGGTTACCGTCAATGAAAGACGTAATCTTTTTCTTACTCAGTGGCTTCTGGCGCAATCCATCAACAAAGGTATTATCTGGAGACAGCACGTTAGGAACGCCATCACTAGAGTCACCCTTCATGACATGTTCTTTTAGATATTCCTTTGGGTCAACACCGTTCACATACTTTTTAGTAATTGGACTATACTGTGTCACGTTGCGATATTTCTGCAACTGAATGAAGTCCTTATCACCAGAAAGAATCAGTGTCTTACCATTGTCAAACTCCAACTCCCCGCACAGGACTGCGATAATATCATCTGCCTCTGCACCGTATACCTCAAGGAACTTGTAGGGGAAGAACTCTTTCAGTTCTGCCTTGATGGTATTCAGACACTCAAAGATAGCATCCCAATTCAGTTTGGAATCATCTCTTGTCTTCTTACGATTGCGTTTGTAGTTGGGGAAGTAGTCTCTACGCCAGTAGTGTTTCGAGTCATAACAGAGAACCAATTCTCCATACTCATCACGAAACATCGTGCGATACATGCGAACTGAATTGAGGATCATGTGACGAACCATATCAATCTCTGGTTCGATCTTCTTATTCATATTCAAGTGCATCATCACACTGGCAAGACTAATCTGGTTCATATCAACTAAAATCATAATTTAACTTTCTACTTATTTATAATTGTCGCATTGAAACTCATCATGCGTCTTTCACCCTCGACAGAGAATGGGTATACAAAGTGTTTCAACCATGAAGGAAATACAAGGAACTTACCAACTACAGGCTTGAACTTTAGATTATCACTACGAAAGTTCTGGTTCTCACCAAACGCAAATTCGATAAGACCCTTTGCTGGATAGTGGTCCTTGAAGTCCTCATCCCATTCTTCTGTCATACCCTCTGGAACCTTTAGATAGATTGCAGCAGAGAAATCTCCATTGTGGTGGTGAATAGGATTAAAGTCACCTGCATACTGACTGACCACCCAACTCTGTGTCAGGTGGATATTGTCTAGAGATGGTTTTACTCCTTCACCCACTATTCTATTATAACTATGTGCGCGGTTTTTGTCAACCATATAATTCAAATAATCTAGGCAACCCTGCTTCATTGTACGAAACAGATAGTTACGGTCAGACTTATCCTTAACAGGAATTTGAATTTCCTTGTTAACCTTACCCACTAGTCTATCAGAGAAGTCCCATTGCTTACTCTTCTCCTCATCTGCGAGAACATCATCTGCAACAGTGTTTACAATATCAATAAACCGTTCTGATACAGTTGTCTCTAGAATGGCTGGACTATATGGTTCATGAAACTTCTGGGTCATCATCCTCATCCATTCTCATCAACTCCATCATCTCATTCAGTTTATCCATCCGAATGACTGTTCGATGTGAGTTATCTGCTTCAACAGTTGTCTCCGTGAATGTATCGACAAATTCATGGAGCGAGTATTCAAGACCAGCATCACGATAGAGAAGTGACTTAACAAGTTCAATGATCACCGAAAGGTCACGCGAAAAGTTTCGTTCTCCAATGCCCACATCATTATCATTCATCATATGAATCATTTCCATTACAACATTAGATGCTAGTTCTTCACAGAACTCCATCTCTTCCTGACGAATTAGTTCTTCTTCATTTGGAACGACGACTTTTCTTTTTCGCCACGGTCCTTTTATTACGTTGTCTTCGTTTGGGTTTTGGTTCTCCGTCATCTTTTACAACGACCCCTCTTTCTTCATCATGCATTTCTTGTGTGTAAACTTGTCCCAATAGGGGATAATATGTTCCAACATCGAACTTTGGTTCACCCTTCTTAGGTCCATACCAGTAATACGCTTGTGCGATACAACGATTTTTAATTCTATGTTCTTGATACTCTCCATAGAAATTATCTATCCAATCTCCAGTGCGAAGGTATGCCTGCATATTACTTATATAACCTTCATGGATTTTAAGTTGGGCATCCGCATCCTTGACCTTTTGACGAACAGACTGACGACTTGACTTTGCCAAGTCCTGTTGTGTCTTAATCCACTTCTTGACTTTTGCAGGACTCAATCCGTGTTCGTCTGGTAGATTGCGAAGACTCTCATGAATATTCGACTTACCATAGTTTGGGTTCTTTGCTGCTCTAACCTCTCTTGCCTTTGCAAGACGTTCTGCAGCTGCAGCCTTCTGTTCCTCAGTCATGGGTTTGCGAGGTTTACGTTTCTTTGGTTCTGTCCATCCACTGTTGTCAGTCTTGACAGTTACCTTCTTTCTAGGCATGGATTAGTATCCTTGTTCTTCCATTCGTTTCTTTAGATCACGTTCTGTTCTGCGTTTTGCGGCAGCCTTTGCCTTACGACGCTTGGTTCCTTTCGATTCATAGTACTCACGTTGTCGTAGTTCGTTAAAGAAACCATCTTCTGTTAGTTTCTTCTTTAGAATACGCATCGCC